AACATTGCAGACCTTCAAACAATTACCCATCTTGCAGGCACTGGTATCGGTGGTAACTTTACAGCCGTTACTGTTTCCAGCGGAACTTGCATTGCTTACGACCAATAAACCGTGGCATCTTACCGTTCATTTGGTGGGCTTGACGACCAAACGCTGATTGATGGCGATACTGGGTTCATTGGTATGAACCGCAGGGTTAATCCCAATCAATTAAAAGCGGGTGAGGTCTATCTTAGCCAAAACGGTAGGATCAATGGTTTCTGGCAGCCAAGACGAGGCATTGAATTGAAGTCTGGTGCGCTGACAAACAGTGCTAATCCATTAGGTTTGCCGTTTATTGTTCTTAATTCGCCTTTGACTATTAGTTCTGGGTCGAGAACAAGCGGGGTTGTTACGATAAACCTTAGCACGGCACATGGAATTAGTGCGGGAAGCCTGCCAGCATACATTACCTTGGGAACTCCAAGCGTAGCGACAGAGCCAATTACGGGAATTACCGCTGGTTCTTACTTAATGAGCTACGTTGACGCTGATAGCCTTAGCTTTGTTAATGCTGGGGCAGATAATCCAACGCTTACGATCAACGGAACGTATGGGAAACTGGCTTCTATCCTAGATGACGATGCCGTATCAGGTATTTATGGTTCTTGTGTGTGGAGCGATCCTACGACAAACCTTGAAGAAAGCATTATTCTTGCTACGAATAACGAGGCCAAGAAGATCGAGCTTAATGGCTACTCGGTAACAAGCATCCCGTATCCTACTACTGGAGTTGTGACTGAAGTAATCGAAATGCTCCAGGCGTTTGACAGGATTTACTTGTTCAGAGACGGTGCTAGGGCGTGGGAATACATTCCTAATGGTCGTCCTGTTGAATCTGGAACATATACCAGTGCTACTGGAATTGTGCAGCTCGTATTGAGGGATCACGGTTTGACTGCTGGTGATGGAATTACTGTTTCAGACGTTGGATTCTCAGCAACACCCGTTACAGCAGATCCAAATGGAACTCATACGGTGTCAACCGTGATTGATGCTGATACATTCCAGTATGTAATTGCTACTGGTAGCGGAGATGAGACTTATACCGCTGGAACTGGAACGATGATAGCAGATGGATTCACCGTAGTTCCTGCTGGTGCATATGCAGCACCACAATACTTTAACATTTCTGGAAATAAATACGGTGTAACTAGTGGAGTTGCACGTTTTACAGTGGTTGGAAACACTAGCATAAGGGCTGGAGACACGGTTACAATTCGCGGGACTGATGTTGATTTGCTTTTGCCTATTGTTGGTAGCAAATTTATTGTAACAAGTGCTACTTCAACTGATATTTACTTTAACGCACCATTGCCAGATATTGCTTATGGTAGCGGAGCTGGTTCTGATTACATTGAATTTGGAAGCAGATTTAGTCTTGGGCTTGGATTCACCCATATGCCAGGAACGCCGTGGGCTGTGTATTTCCAACGCCGTTTATGGTCACCATATTTCTATGAGCCTGAAGGAACAAGCACTTCACCAACCTATACTGACAGAAAAGTAAGGGACGAAATCTGTGCTAGTGATATTTTGGATGCTAATACCTTTGATTCGGTTCTATCGCAGTTCAGAATCACCGCTGGTATTGCAGATTACATTGTAGGTATGCACCCGTTCTATAACGACAATATGCTTGTCTTTAACAGGAACAGCATCCACATGATTGCTGGAACGCAAGGAACTTTATCTGATACTACCCTAAGGGAACTCACTCGTGAAATAGGCTGTTTAGCCAGAAAATCAATCGTTAGCCAAGGGAATCAGATATTCTTTCTTAGTGACAACGGTATTTATGGGTTGTCATTCATTGACGAATACAACTTGCGTGGGGTTGAAGAGCCTTTGAGTAAGCCAATTCAGTCTTATATTGACCGCATAAACAAACGTCTTGCTGGTGAATCTGTTGGTATCTACTTTGATAACCGTTACCGCTTGGCCGTTCCACTAGATAGCGAGGTTGGTGCTGATGATGCACAAGGAAACAATGCAGTTCTTGTCTACAATATGCTCAACAAAGCATGGGAAAGCATTGATCTATATGGAGATGATGACTTTTTTATTGAAAACTTCTTAAAAGGACAAGCTGAAGAACGCAATGATCTTTACATTGTGAACACAAACGGAGGAATACACCTTGATGATTCTTTGGAAATCCCACAAGATATATATTCGATAAGCGTAACTGGTTCGCAAAAAGAAGTTGGCATTGATTATATCCTAAGAACAAGGGGTTACACCTTTGGAGACTACGGCAGAAAGAAATTTACAAAGGCTACTGTTCAAATGCAGTCTGGAATAGACAATGCAAGTGATTTAAACTTTAGATTTGTAACAGAAAATCCAGATTCTAGTGCTTACATTACTGATATTTATACTTTGCTAGATCCAACAATAGGATTGCCAGGACAACTCCCAGCCGAAGAGATGGCAGACTTTAGTTTTAGACTTGGAAACCCACGTGGAGTTTATGGTCTATTGACAATGCGATCAAAAATTGTAGGATCTGCTGCGGTTGGTAGACCTAAAGTAATTTCTATTGCTGTCGAAGCAACAAATACCAACAGGCAAACTATTACACAGATATAATCCATGGCCATTCTTTCAAAAGGGCAAACTTTTGCCAATGCCGATTCGATAACTAGCACTAAGTTGAATAATTTAGTTGATGCTGCTACGTTTGTAGCTGGATCATCTGGAACTACTGACAATGCTTCTTTGGAAGTTAATGGGAGTGGTAGGCTTCAAGTTAAAGATCTTGGTATTACTAGTTCAAAACTTGCAACTGATGCGGTTACAACTGGTAAAATTCTTGATGATGCTATTACGCAAGAAAAACTGGCAGATGATTCGGTCGGAACTGCACAGATTATTGATAATTCAATTACAAACGCATTGGTAGCAGATAGTGCTATCGACACAGCAGAACTTGCTGATGGTGCAGTAGAGACAATTAAGATCAATGATGCTGCTGTTACCGCACCTAAACTTAGTGGCGCACAAACTGGAACAGCACCTATCTATGGAGTTCGTGCATGGGTAGTATTTGATGCAAACCGCAACGCTGCTGGGACTGCTGATACTACAAATACTACACGTTATCTTATTTCCTCTGGAAATGTAACATCTGTCACAAAAACATCTACTGGTAAATATACTGTATTGATTACAACTGCATTGCCAGACGCAAATTATTCATACTTTACTGCTGCGATGGCCGATTCAACTAACGAGCCTCTTGTATATCGTCAGAACGGTGGAACAAAATCTACTACCCAATTTCAAATTGAAACCCAAACACGTTCAGGTTCTTTAAGGGACTTTAGCGAAGTTTGTATTTCTTTCATTCGGTAATGAAAGCAATCAATCATGCCTTACAAATATATAGTGAAAACAACGCTGACTTTGCAGAATTGCTTAAATGGCATCTTGCTTACGGTGTTGTTGTATCTTTGCCAGATTGTTTCATGTTTGGTTACTTTTGTGACCGCAATAAACCTATGCAGCCTAAAGCACTTGAAGAATCTGACTGTATATTCATTACCTTATGCGTCGGAGATATGCGGCAAGCAGGGCTACAAATCGTTGAGCTTGTTCCTTGGATTGCCTATGAACGAGAGTTTAAAGGCGACAAACGCATAAGGATAACCAATTTTAAAAAATTCTTTAACAAAATATAATCATGGGATCATTCGGAAGTAAGTTAATGGGGACTGAGGTAAAAGCCCCTAAAATGGATATTGGTGGAGATATTCAAAAATATGTCAAAGGCTATGAACAAGCCTTGCCAAGTGTTCTCCAATTAGAAAACCAATACCGCCCTGAATTTCTTGGGTTAAACCTTGGTGACGTAGGAAGATTTCTTCAAGGAACAGATGGACAACAAGGCCTATATGCACTTGGAAGAACAGCACAACAACAAGCTGGAACTGGACTAGCTGAAGCTAGAGCTGCTGAACTTGCCTCGATGACTGGACAAGCACCAGCATTTAGGCAGTTTGCACAAGCATTGTCACCAGAAGCTCAGGCACAAGTAGAGGCTGCACAAATGGAAGCAGCTAGAGCTACTCAGGCTGCACGGCAACTTACACCAGAAGAAATGCGTATGAGCGATCAGGCTTCCCGTGAGGCATTTGCTTCGCGTGGTATGCTTAATAGCAGAGCATCTGTTGGATCTGAAGTTCTTGGTCGAGCAGACCTAATAGCTCGCAAACGTCAAGAGGCCAACCAAGCACAAACTGGGGCGTTTAACATGGCTCAGAACTTCTACACCGCACCAGGTTTGCAAGCACTTGGTAATGCGCCACTGTCTTATCAAGCTGGACAAAATCAACTTCAACTTGGACTCGGTGCAATCGGAAGTGCAGTTCCACAAATGATTAACCCAGATACGGGTGCTAACCTTGGAATGGCCAACAGAGCAAACATTACAAATGCTCGTGCCGCACAAGCAAGTGCAACTGGACAAGTATGGAGTGGATTATTCCAAGGAATTGGTAATGCAATACCAGGCTAATAAAAGAATTAAATAATATGGCATACGGAGCAGGAAAAAGATTAGGGGAAACTATTGATCCTCGCCTAATGATGGCGGATTTTAGTGGTGTTGAACGTGCAGGCCAAGCAATCGGGCAAGGACTGGCTAATACTGGAGCGCAGATTGGCGAGACTATTAAGAAACGTAATGAAAACGAAAAGGAAGTTGCTGGCGGAATAAAAATGGCTACGGCTATGAAAAAAGCTGTTCCAGCATTAGGTGAAATGGCTGATGAAGTTATTGCAAATCTTTCAAATCCTGATCTTTCAACTAATCAAAAAATACAATCGTTAGCTGGAATTAAAGAAGCAATGCAGATTTCACTTCTTGGTAAGCAAGAAAATAGAGCAGATGCTGCACTTGCTATTCAAAAAGCAGAGTTGGCTGCAAAGTTAAACACTGGAAGAGACATAAAACCGCCTCAAACGATAGAACTTCCAGTTGCAGGTGGAACTGAAACTCTTTATTGGAATCAAAGCAGCGGTAAATTTGAACCAGTAAGCGGAATAGTTCAAAATATAGCTCCACCAATCAAAGGTCAAAAAACTGATGCTAATGCAGTAAATCAAGGATTGAATATGCCATCTACAAATTATCCTGATGGAGTAATAACTGAAGGAACACCACTTCCAATGGATGGAATGGTATTGCCACCAAAAGAAGAGCCAATCCCTAGAATTGGATTTAAACCAAATGCTCAAACTGAAAACTTCAGACCAGCAAACCAAGAGGAAATAGCTTATTTTGGTGTTCCAGGACAAGTTGATGTTAAAACTAATAAATTTTATCCAGTAAATCCACCTAAAGGAATGTCGATAAAAACAAATCCAGATGGAACATTTGAGTTTGTTGAAGGAGCTGGTGCTGGGCAAAAAACAGAAGATACAACTAGGGCTAGAAAACGTATGGGCGAACAAGGTTTGGGAGTTGTTCTCGAAAATCTTGGCTCAGTGTTTGACAAGATCAATGAAGTATCTGGATCTGCTATTGGGGCTGCTGCACAAGCACAAATAGCAAACATACTTCCAGCGTCAGAGATTGGATCAATTAAAGATCAAATTGAAACAGTTAATAATAACATTTCATTTGATACTGTAAACCAATTAAGGGCTGCTTCTACAACTGGAAGTGCTGGCGGTAACATTACTGAAAAAGAATGGCCTAGATTTGAAGGCAGATTTGGTAAAATATATGTCGGTCAAAATAAAGACCTATTCACTAAAAATGTTAAGTCTATTGCATATACAATGTATGATGCAGTTAATGGGACTCCAGAAGAAGTTGACAAACTTCTTGATGAAAATAAAATTACACAACAAGATTACAATAATTATCTTGAAGGCAGAAGTGCATTGAGAACAAAATTTGGTGCTATAAATTCCTCTAATCCTATTGAGCAATCCAAAGAGAAAAAAGCAACCGATAACCCATTAAAACTTAGCCAAGAAGCAGAGGAAATACTTAAAGGATTACCAAAATGAGTTCTTCATTAACACAACAATTTAAAGAAGTAGAATCAACTCTTACTAATGCTAAAAATAAACTAGAAGAAAAACTCTTACAGTTTAAAGAAGCTGGAGATGAGCAAGGGATGCGACAAGTTGGAGCTAACCTGCGTTCAATTCAAGGGGAATATGCACGTATTGCTCAAAACTATCAACAAGAGCAAACGGTTCGCAAAGAAAATCTTTTAAGTGGTATTGCTAGTGGTGAACTTATATCAGATAAGCAAAAACCAATAAGAAGTTTTGTTCCAAGTTTTGACCCATCTGGAATGGGCAGTTATGGTAGCGAAGAAAGTTTTATTGAGACTCCATTAAGATATAATCCTAATAAAGCGAAAAAAGCATTTGCTGAACTACTTGAAACTGATCCTAAAAAAGTTGATGTTACAACTGGCGTAGGATTAAAAGAAACTACTTTCTTAGCTGGATTGCAAGACGATAATGCTCGTAAGGCTTATCTACAACAGAATTATGAAGAAGTATTGCCAGTTAATACATCAGGTAGTTCAAACTTTTTAGTAAAAAATAAAGAAGGTAATTACATACTTGCCTTGCCTAAAGGGGTAAATATGAAAGATGTCGGTGCTACTGTGGCAACTGAGATAGGGCCACTTGCTGCTGGTGTTGGTGCTGGTTTCGCATCATTTGGAACAGGCCCAGCAGCTCCACTTGTTGTATCTGGAGCATCTAATCTTGCGTATTCTGGAACTGGAGCATTGCAAGATGTTGCTTTCCGTAAAATGGCTGGATTGCCTGCTGAAGTTGGTAATGTAGCATCTGAGCGTGGTAAAGAAGCAGCACTTGGTATGGGTGTAGATCTATTGACTTATGGTGCTTCTAAACCATTTACCAAACGAATTGGATCGACTATTGAAAACAATGTAGCCAAAGAGCTTCGTGAAGCCACTGAATTACTTCAGAAAAAAGGAATGGATGTAACTTATCCAGTTGGAGCTGAAGGTGGAACACTTGGATTAACTTTCCAACGTGAATTGGCTGGTAAATTCCCCAAAATGGCAGTAGCTAAAACCATGGAGAAAACCCGTGGAGTAATGGCCGAGTATCAAAAAGCCATCCAAGATAAAGTTATTGGAGTTCCAAAAGTCGATATTACAAATAGAATTAAATCAGAAGCAGATCAACTTGCTGCTCAGATTGGCAAGCAAAATGTAAGACTTGAACAACAAGCTAAAGGTTGGGTAAATAATAAGTTAAGGCAAATAATGCCAGAAAATACAAACCAAGTAGATCTTGGCAACACTATTTTCAACTTAACAGATGAAGCGGCTAAAAGAGGAAACGACATTAAAAATGAAGTATATTCATCATTTTACAAAGCTGCTGATGAAAAAGGTGTTGCTATACCTAAATCAGAAGTATTATCAACTATTGATTCTGCTTTGTCTGCTTCAAGAAATGATTTTAAACAAAATCCATCTATTGAAAGATTATACAGAAAAATTCAAAGTTCTGATATTGATTCGTTTAGCACAGAACAACTTAGAAACATTGTTCAAGTTGCCCGTGACAGTGTTCCAGTTAACGCTACAAAAACAGCAGATCAAGTTGCAGTAGGTGTTTCAAAGGCACTAGATGACAAATTTAATGATGTTGTAAGTAGAAACGGATTAGGCGATCTTTGGGGGCAAACCAACAAAATCTACGATGAAACAAGTTTGGCGTTTAGACGTAGTTCACCAGGTAAGATTTTATCTGAAAAATTCGGAAGCCAAAAGCTATCTCCGAGCCAAATGGTTGATGCTACTTTAGCAAATGAAAAAACTGTAACTGATGTTATTTCTGCACTTAGAAATACAGGAGATCAAGCTGGATCTGAGGCATTGCAAACACAGTTGAAAAATGCTTACCTTGAAAAAATTGGTCTTACATCTGGATATAAAGGGACAAATTCTAAATATAAACCAGAAATGGTTGAGGCATTATGGGGCAATAATTTGGCTTCAAAACGCATAAATTCTACTATTGAAGAACTTAATAATGCTTTAAAAGCAAATAAAGTTGATATAGTTAATATTCCAGCAGAAGATGTAAATAGACTGCTTGATATTATTCCTATTAATGAAAGACAAAAAGTTATTAGTTCCATTGTTCAAAAGGGACAGCTTCAGGCAAAACAAGATCGCTTAATGAGCAATGAGGTTGTTAAGCAAGCAAAACGTGGTAACTGGAATTATCTTGATAATGATATTTTTGCTGATACAATGCTTAATAAAGCATCTACTTCAGATGTTCTTGAGATAACTAAAAGGCTTCCTATTTCTGAAAAACAAAAAGTAGGAGCAGATATGTTTGCTCGCTTGCTTTCAGATTACTCGACAGCAGGAACTGGTGCAAACCAAGGAAGATTTGGATTTGATCTTTGGGATGCCGAAAAGGTAGTCAAAGATCTTAAAGGATGGACTAGAGAAAAAGAAACTGGTGCGCCACAATGGGTTAAGAATATGGATGCTGTTGTAGGAAAGGACACAGTTGATGAGTTCATTGCAGCATCTAGGGTTCAAGCAGCTAACCGTCCTATTGGTAAAATTGAAAGGTTAGAGGCTCGTGCAGTTACGTCAGCAACTGGAGCAAAAATATACGCCGCTCCATTTCAATATATTGGCAATAAAATACTTGCAGCAGCATACGGAAGTAACAATTTGCGTCCATTTTTAAGAGGATTATCCAAAGATATTGGTGATGAGGCTTATCAGAAAAATGCAACTCGTATGCTAAAAGGCATTATCGGGACTCGCACAGGACTTCAGGCAGCAGCTATTCAAGGCAGAAATGACCCAGACTTCCAAGAGCAGATGCAAATCATACTGTCTGAAGCGCAAGCACAAGCTGAAGAGCAAAAATAATTGCTTGCTTTATCCTTACGGATAATTACATTGCCCCAAATGGACGAAGAAAAAGACACCGACCTTTCTACCATTGATAACAAAGAATCAATGGTCAAGTTTATGGAAGCTATTAGGGAGCGAGCTAAAGACTTGCCACCTAATTGTGCAGAAAACACCAAGCCAGATGTTGCTGCTAAAGCACTTTGGCTACTGGCACAAGGGGCTAACTTTACTGAGATTCGCCGCATTACCAGCCTGTCAAACGAGACAATTCGTAGGTTAGAGTGGGTTCATACCGACACCTTGGAGCAGAAGCGTAAGCAGTTCTCGACCCGTTACGCGATGGCTGCGATGGAATACACTGACCTTTTGTTCAAGAAAGCTGAACAATTACACGATGATCCTGAGCAACTGGCCTTGGTTTCCCCTGAGAAGCTGGCTACGACCATTGGCATTATGCAGGACAAATCATCCTCACTTGCTGGAATATCCGATTCTGGGGCGAACAAAAAAGAAGGCTTGTCTATTGAGGACGCTTTGGTTCTTATTGAGGCATCGAAGCAAAGACGCGCCAACAAGGTGATCGAAGCTGAGGTTGTAGTATAAAGACAAAGCCATGCCAAAGACACTTACAAACGAAAAAAGAATCGAACTGAGAACCATTGATAAGACGGTTCACCAGCTTGTTGGGAAAGAACAGGAATATGGATTATCTTATGATCCAAAGCCATACGATGAGATTGAAACAAGCGTTGACTCTACAATAGATGATGTTCTGGATACCTTGAGCGAAAAGGAGAAAACAGTAATCGTTGGGAGATTCTTTAAGCACCAAACCCTAGAGGCTATTGGTAGAGAAATGGGCGTAACAAAGGAGGTCATACGCCAAAGAGAAGCTAAGGCACTAAGAAAACTTCGCCATCCAGAAAGAATCAATAAACTTAAAAAGATAGCGAGGCATTTTGGTTTTATCAATGAAGATGAACGAAGCACCATTGAACGTCAAAGAAAACAGATAGACGAAGATTGCCAGAGTTTGAAAGAGCGAGTTGAGCAAAGAGCAAAGATGCGTGAAGCATTTGAACAATTATTCAGAGCGGACTCACCGATAAGCCACAAATTATTATTCCCTGAGTTATACCAAAATGTTTAACTGGACTCCCCACGAAATACTTGGAATCCCTACGGATGACGAGATTGCCGAGATGGATGCAAAGGAGCTTGTCGAGCTTTACTCTGCAAGGGAGGAAGCTATACGCAACGCCGATAAAGACCCTTTCAGATACGGCTTTAAGCTAGAGCATTGGTTTAAGGCGTGGGAGCAGCTAGATAATGTGAATGAAATCCTAGTGCTTGGTGGCAACAGGAGTGGGAAAACTGCATTTGGTTCTTACAGCGTGGTGAAGGCTGCTATCGAAAATCCTGGCAGTATCATTATGTGCTTTGCCCAGAGTGCCGAGGTTAGCATCAGGCAGCAGCAAAGTGCCGTGTATAACTGGCTACCACCTGAGTATCGGGTAAAGCAAACCAGTAGCAACGCTTACATTAGCTACACGCTGAAGAACGGCTTTACCGACAACAGCCTTATCCTGCCGAACAAAAGCCAGATTCTTTTCAAGACATACTCGCAGTATCAGAATAACCCTACCTTTATTGAGG